TGTAATTCGGACCCCGATTTATTTCTAGCGATAGGATTTGAAAACGCACTTTCATTTAAGAGGTGATCCAAAGTGAAGCAGCAAATTGAATATGTAGAAACGGCAAAATTGGTGCCTTATGCCCGCAATTCGCGCACGCATTCTGATGAACAGGTTGCCCAAATTTGCGCATCTATAAAGGAATTTGGCTTCACAAATCCTGTTTTGATTGATGATGAAGGCATTATCATTGCTGGGCATGGCAGAACGATGGCGGCGCAACGTCTTGGAATGAAAGAGGTGCCGTGCCTTAGATTAGGACATTTAACGGATGCCCAAAAGAAGGCATATGTCATTGCCGACAATAAATTAGCGTTAAATGCTGGCTGGGATGATGAAATGCTGGCAATAGAATTGCGCGAATTAAAAGAGGGCGATTTTGACTTATCCTTAACAGGCTTTGATGATGATGAGTTGGCGGCATTGTTAGCCGAAGCGGTTGAGGAAGGTTTGACCGATGAAGATAGCGTTCCAGAGGCACCCGAAACGCCGATGACGGTTGAGGGCGATATTTGGGTGTTGGGGCGGAACAAGATTATTTGCGGTGATGCGACATCTATAGATTGTTGGCAAAGGTTGGGAATAGAAAAAGGTATTGTTGCATTTACATCACCACCATACAATCTAGGATCATCAATAAAATTAACTGGAAACACTAATCTGAAAAACAAAAGCTCAGCATATGAAACATATTCAGACAATGCTAGTTATATTGATTACTTGGATTTAATCCAATCATCGCTAAATTGTGCATTATCTGAATGTCAGGTTGTTGCATTTAACTTGCAACCATTAGCAAATTCAAAGCGTCCATTGATGAAATTCATGGATGATAATTCGTCAAGGCTTATTGACATTGTAACTTGGGATAAGGGACACGCAGCGCCAGTAATTGCGCAGGGTGTTATGTCATCAAGATATGAATGGATATTCTTATTCTCTGATCGTGATGACGCATCAAGATCAATTCCATACGCATCATGGCAGGGTAAGTTTTCCAATGTTTATCAAGGATCACCACAAAGAAATAACGAATATGCACATATACATGGGGCAACATTCCCAGTGCATTTGCCAGAATTTGTTATTGGTGATTTAATGAATAGATCACGTGGCGTTGTTGATTGTTTTTGCGGGACTGGAACCACCATCATCGCCGCCGAAAAACTTGGTAAGATTGGATATGGAATTGAATTAGACCCAAAATATTGTGACGTCATTGTGCAGCGATGGGAAGAATTTACTGGGAAAGATGCAATTCATCAACAATCTGGAAAGACATATAAGGAATTAAAAGATGGCGGCACCATCGACATTTCCACTAGATACAATGTGCAAGTTGCTTGATCTAACGCCGCAGCGCGTCAACCAATTGGTTAATATGGGCGTCATTCCGCGTAAAGAGCGTGGGCGGTATGAATTAGTTCCTGTGGTCAGATCATATATAAAATATTTGCGGGAACGTGCAATTAAAGGCGATGTTCAAGGCGGTGATGATTATGCAACCCACCGCGCTCGATTGACTAAGGCAAGGGCTGACATGGCTGAAATGGAGCGCGAACAAATGGCGGCAAGATTATTACCTGCTGGGGATGTTGAAAGGGCTTGGTGTGATGTTGTAGCAAATATGCGTACCAAAATGCTTGCAATACCAACCAACGCAGCAGCCGATACGCAAGCGGCTTCAAGTCTTGCGGAAGCGAAACAAGTATTGAAGGAAAAAGTGCATGACGCGCTCCAAGAGCTTGCAGAAATGCGGGTCGAAGTCATTACGCCTATTCGGGCCACAGATGATGAAGACGGTGGCGATGCAAGCGTTGAAAACGGCAGCGCCACCACCTGATCTAACGATTTCAGAATGGGCTGACGAATATAGACGATTATCACCAGAAGCATCGGCAGAGGCTGGAAAATGGTCAACAAGTCGTGCAGAATACCAGCGCGGCATGATGGATGCTATTAGTGATCCTCGCATTGAGCAGGTTGTCTTAATGACAAGCGCACAAATCGGTAAAACAGAAATTATTAATAATATTTGCGGATACCATGTTCATCAGGACGCAGCGCCTATGCTTGTTGTGCAGCCAACTTTAGAAATGGCGAAGTCATGGTCACAAGAGCGTTTTGCGCCTATGATCCGCGACAGTGATGTTCTGGCTAATATTATTGGCGATCCGCGATCACGCGATAGCGGGAACACAATCCTGCATAAAGTTTTCCGTGGCGGTCATATTAGCATCGCTGGCGCTAATAGCCCATCAGGTCTAGCATCACGTCCAATCCGTGTAGTGCTATGCGATGAGGTTGACAGATACCCATTATCTGCTGGAACTGAAGGCGATCCCGTTGAATTGGCAAAGAAAAGATCGACTACTTTCTGGAACCGCAAGATCATTATGGTTAGCACACCGACTGAAAAAGGTGCGTCCAGAATAGAAAAAGCCTTTGCCGAAAGTGACCAGAGATATTTCTATGTGCCTTGTCCCGATTGCAAAACAGAGCAAGTATTGAAGTGGGAAAGTGTTAAATGGGAAAATGGTGATCCAAATACTGCACATTATTGCTGTTTTGAATGTGGAAGCATTTGGGATGATGCAAAAAGATATAATGCAGTGAAAAATGGAAAATGGATAGCAACTCATCCTAGCAGTAGTGTCGCAGGGTTTCATTTATCGGCCCTTTATTCACCTTGGACTTCTTTGGCGCAAGGGGTGCAAGATTTTATAAATGCTAAAGGTGATCCAATGCGTTTGAAGGCATGGGTAAACTTATATCTTGGCGAAACATGGGAAGAACAGGGCGAGCGCATAGATGAATATGATCTATTTCAGCGCAAGGAATATTATGAAGATAATGTGCCAGAGGGTGTTTTAGTATTATGTGCTGGCGTTGACGTGCAAGATGATCGCCTTGCTTATGAGATACTTGGGGTCGGCAAGGGTGAAGAAACTTGGTCAATTGCGTATGATGAGATATATGGCGACCCATCAAGCGCGGAGCTTTGGGCTTTGCTTGATGAGGTGTTAGGTCAAACTTTTGTGCATCCGAAACGTGGGGAGATGACAATTAGGGCAAGCTGTATTGATAGTGGGGGTCATTACACCCAGCAAGTTTATAATTACGTTAAAAAGCGCACAGGTAAACGGGTTTTTGCCATCAAGGGTATTGGTGGTGAAGGAAAGCCCATCATTGGCAAGCCTTCAAAGAATAATATAGGAAAGATAAATCTTTTTCCTGTCGGAACAGATACAGCCAAAGAGCTTATATTTGCTAGGCTAAAAATTACAGAGGAAGGTGCGGGATATTGCCATTTCCCAATAGAGCGGAGTGAGGAATATTTTAGAATGCTTACCTCTGAGAAAAAGGTTACACGTTACTTTAAGGGTCGCCCAAGAAGGGAATGGGTTAAGGTTAGGCAACGCAATGAGGCACTTGATTGCAGGGTATATGCGCTTGCTGCGCTTCAATTGATGGGGCTAAACCTTGATAATCTTGCTAAACAGGCGCAAAATGTGGTACAGTCACAGCGAAACATACCAAAGCGGCGTGGTAATTTAGCGCGTCCTAACAATTTTGTTCTGGGATATAAATAATGGCTAACTTGTTTCAAGCCGCGAATGCTCCGACAGAAGTTCCAGCGGAGATCGTTCTTGGTGATTTTGTTCAATGGAAAATTACAAAATATTCAAGTGATTATCCAAACACCGCGCATACATTGACTTTTATAGCTAGGTCGGCAACGGGCGCTAACTTAGAGTTCGGGATTACCGCTACGAATACGGGTGATGATTATTTATTTACTGCAACCAGCGTCACCACAGCAGCATACACGGCTGGTCATTATCATTACCAGATAGAAGTCTTAGAGACAGCTTCCAGCAATAGGGTCGTGCTAGATCAAGGTGAAATTGATATTTTAGTTGATCTTGATGTCAATTCTGTTGATCCAAGAACGCATGAAGAGAAGATGCTTCAGAAGATTGAGGCGGTATTAGAAAACAGGGCTGATGGAGATATATCTAGCTATTCAATTGCTGGACGATCATTAACGAAGATGACGCCTGATGAGTTGCTGACTTGGCGGGATTATTATAGACGTGCAGTTAAAGCGGAAAAGCGTAAGATTGACTTGAAGCATGGACGCAAGACATCTTCTAGCATATTGATGAGGTTTATCTGATGGGTTTATTCGATATTTTTAAGCGCAATCAGGTGACAACTACAGTAACACCCATAAGGCGTAGAAGGCGCAGAAGTTACGCGGGAGCAAATCAAGGCAGGTTATTTGCTGATTTTGTTGGCTCTAGCTTCTCAGCAGATAGCGAATTAAAGCTAGATTTACCCATTTTGAGAAACAGAAGTAGGGAACTCGCCAGAGATAACGAATACGCAAAGCGATTTCTTAACCTTATTCGCACCAATGTTGTGGGTGAAAAAGGTTTTACTGTTCAGGTGCGAGCCACCAATTCTGATGGTGCGTTAGATGCGGCTGGCAATGCAATCCTTGAAAATGCGTTTAAGGTATGGGGTCGCGCTGGGAATTGCGAAGTCACTGGGCGTATGTCTTGGTTGGATTGTCAGAGATTTGTGGCTGAAACGCTCGCCAGAGATGGCGAAGTGTTTGTCAAATATATGAGCGGCAACTTTAGAGATGGATTTAATATCCAATTTCTTGAAGCTGATTTGATCGACCATGATAAAAACGGACGTGCAGACAATGGCAATGAAATCCGTATGGGCGTTGAGGTTGATAAATATCAGAAGCCTATTGCTTATTATGTTCTAACTAGCCATCCAAACGATAGTTTTAATTTCTCAAATAGAAGCTCAAGGAAGCATCAGCGTATTCCAGCAAGTGAAATATTGCATCTATTCATTCCGCAGCGCACATTTCAGACCCGTGGAGAGCCTTTTATGGCTCCAGCGATTGCATCTCTTAAAATGTTGCATGGATACCGTGAAGCTGAATTGATTGCGGCTAGAGCGGCTGCTGCTAAGTTTGGCATTATCACAACGCCAGACGGTGATGAGTTTGCTGGTGACAGTATGACTGAAGATGATGTGCCAGTGATTGATATGGCTCCAGCATCTGTCTACCAGCTACCTTCTGGACATGACTTTAAGATGATAGACCCAGCCCATCCAACATCAGCCTTTGCTGATTTCGAGGAAGCTGTTTTGCGGGGCATCGCATCAGGTCTGAATGTAAGTTACACAAGCCTATCTAATGATCTGAAAGGCGTTTCTTATTCTTCTATTCGTCAAGGAACGATTGAGGAGCGGGATCACTATAAAACGCTGCAATCCTTCATTATACAACATTTTTGCGAGCCTGTCTTTAGGACTTGGTTAAAAGCGGCTCTTTCGTTTGGAAATATACCCATTCCAATTACTAAACTGGATAAATTCTCTGACAATATCCACTTCAGAGGTCGTGGATTTGCTTGGGTTGATCCTCAGAGGGAAATAAACGCTCATGTTACTGCACTTTCAAACGGCATAGTTAGCATGAATGATATTGCGGCAAATTATGGGCGCGATGTTGAGGAATTATTCAGTCAAATTCAATCCGACAAGCAAATGGCTGAAAGATATGGTCTTTCTCTGGCATTTGAACCATTTGGAATGAAATCACCAGCAGAGCCAGAGGTGTCTGATGGCGACTTATAAACCCACAGCAGCTATGAAAGCGGAAGCGGAGCGCGGTCTTGAGTGGCGGCGTGAGTTCGGGCGTGGTGGCACTGCTGTGGGCATTGCTAGAGCTAGAGACATTGTGAATGATAAAGAGCTTTCTGAAGATACGGTAAAACGTATGTATTCGTTTTTCAGTCGCCATGAGATTGACAAGCAAGCTGAAGGTTTTAGCCAAGGTGAAGATGGTTATCCGTCAAATGGACGCATTGCATGGGCTCTATGGGGCGGTGATGCTGGTTATGCTTGGTCTAAACGTATTCGTGATAGGTTAGAAAAAGAAGATCGTGGTTTAAGGGCTATCACTGGCGCTGTGCGTAAGGGTTTACAGAAGAAAGTTGATGACCATAATGAAGCGGTTGGCAATGTAGCCAGCAAGCGCACTAATTTAAGAACCTTATCAACTGTGTTTAATCGTGGCATTGGTGCATATAAGACCAATCCGCAAAGTGTTAGGCCAAGTGTTAGCAGTCCAGAGCAATGGGCATATGCAAGGGTCAATTCATTTTTATATGTTCTTCGCAATGGGAAGTTCCGCAGCGGAAAGCATGATACAGACCTTTTACCAGAAGGTCATCCAATGTCATCTAAGAGAGGTGAAGATATGACAGACGATCTATTTGAAGAAATGGATGAGCGTCACATAGTGGACATCCAAGAGACAGATGACACTTATGTGATTACTTACGCAAAAATCCATGAGGAAGAAGAGCAGCAAGAAGAGCGCTTTAGCCGTGAAGATATGTCCATGCGTGGGCATTACATGGACGAAGATAAATCCATTGATATGGATAGCAGAAGCGTCATGGTCGGTGTATCTTCTGAGGAGCCTGTTGAGCGAGATTTTGGCCTTGAGGTTATGGATCATTCAGCGGAAAATATGGATTTACGCTTTTTGAATAGTGGCAGAGCGCCATTGCTTTTGGATCACGATATGACCAAGCAAATTGGCGTTGTCGAAGGGGTTGAACTTGATGAGAATGCGCGGCGTCTACGTGCAAAGGTGCGCTTTGGAAAAGGTGCGCTTGCCTCTGAAGTGTTCAATGATGTTACTGATGGCATCAGATCAAACATCAGTGTAGGCTATCGTATTGATGGCCGAATTACAAGGAAGGACGATCCTGATAACTATTACAGGATCAAGACTACTCCTATGGAAGTTTCGATAGTTTCAGTGCCAGCAGATCGGTCAAATCTTGTTGGTGTTGGGCGATCAGTTCCAGCAGAACCTAAACCCTCAACATCAAAAGGAGATGTTACAATGACTGAAGAAGTCAAAACAGACATCAATCTTGATGCGGTAAAAGCTGAAGCAGTTCGTGCCGCACGTAAGAATGATGCTGAAATCTTGGCACTTGGAGCCAAGCACAACAAGCGTGATCTTGCAAACGAAGCAATTGCCAGAGGAACATCAGTTGATGAGTTCCGTGGTCAGCTTCTCAATGCAATCACAGACAAGCCTCTGGATATTGCTCCAGCAGCAGTTGATGTGCCAGTAAAGCAAAAGCGTGAATATTCATTGGGTCGCATGATCCAAGCGCAAGTCACTGGCGATTGGCGTAAAGCTGGTTTTGAGCGTGAGATGAATGACGAAATTACCATGCGTATAGGACGTGAAGCCGAAGGCGTTTATGTTCCTGATTTCGTATGGGGTCAGCGTGGTCCACTCTCAACAGCAGCAACAGGCGGCTCTGGCTCAGAAGTTGTCTTTGATGATTTTGTTCCTACAGTACATCGTGGAGACATGTTCATTGAAGCACTTCGCGCACGTCAAGTGCTTGGTGGATTGGGTGCAACCTACTTGTCAGGTCTGACAAACCGCATCAAAATGCCAAAGCTCGCAACAGGTGCAAATGCTGCATTTGTTGAGGAATTGGCAGATGTCACAGATGGCGCTGGAACAGATGGTGGCGTAACACTTCAGCCGCGCACGATGGGTGCGTTTGTTGAGGTTTCACGCTTGCTTGCAATGGAAAGCGTGCCATCAATTGAGCAAATAGTCAGAAATGACTTGCTTGCTTCAGCAGCAGATCGGATAGAGTTCTATGCAATCCAAGGCTCTGGATCATCAGGTCAACCAACAGGTATCTTGAATACATCAGGTGTAAACAACCTTGATATTTCATCTGGTACTGATGTTGACAGTCTGACATGGTCAGACATCATCAGTCTTGTTAAGTTGGTTGAAGAGGACAACGGCATTGTCAATGGTAATGCTGCTGGCTTCTTGTCACATCCAGCCGTGAAAGCAAAACTTGCTTCTACTGCTAAAGTGGCGTCTACCGATAGCGTAATGATCTTGAATGATCCTTGGAATAACCTCTATGGCTACCCAATGGCATTCACATCAAACGTGCCAACCAATCTCGACCCGGGCGATGGTGGAAATGATGCGTCTGCATTGATCTTCGGTGACTTCTCACAGTTGATGATTGCACAGTTTGGCGCACCATCTATCTTGGTTGATCCATACAGCGGATCGAAAGCTGGCACAGTTCGCATGGTACTCCATGCAGAGCTTGACGTTGGTGTTCGCAACGCAGTTAGCTTCGGTATCACAGATGAGGTATCTGTAGCTTAATAAGTAACGGGGTGGGCTAACTGGCCCACCCTTCTTTTAGGAGATGATGATGAAAGTTAAAATCTTACAGAAATGTTTCGCTGGGACGGGCGGTAATCTCATGCCCAATGAAGTGCATGATATTGAAGATCGTATTGCTGAAAAGCTGATAAATCGTGGCTATGTTGAAGCAGTTAAGGCTGAGAAGCCGAAGGCAGCAACCAAGAAAACCAATCGTGCCATTAAAACGGTGGCAACGCCAGAGGACGAATAATGGCTATATCCTTCGCCACTGACTTAGCTAATATGCTGGTAACAGATGAATTTGCCAGTGATGTTACCTATGACGGTGGCACAATAAAGGGTGTATTTGATAATGAGACTGTGCCTGTGGATGCTGGTGGTATTGTACCAGTACATGAGGAGCAGCCCAGATTAACGTGTAGAACCGCAGATATTCCGTCTATCGCATACGGTGATGCAATGGTTATAAATTCAGTCAATTATAAAGTCAGAGCTTGGATACATGACGGAACTGGCGTGACAGTTGTGCAATTGGAGAAGCAATAGTGGCGCACGTTAGAAAGTCTATCAGAGACAGGTTTATTTCTACGCTTACATCAAATGTAACGCTTGTAAGTAGTCGGGTTTATGGCACACGGGTTTATCCGATAACTGATGCAAGCCTCCCTGCGATTACGGTTTACACAGGATCAGAGGCGTCTAGCCGTTATAATATGGGTGTCACTGATATTACTAGAGAATTAAGTGTAGAGGTTGACTGCTATGTGAAGGCAACTGATACTTTTGATGATGATGTGGATGCAATATGTGTCCAAGTCGAAGAGGCAATTGCTGGGGATTTCACTATCAACAGCCTTGCAAAAGGAGCGACATTGATTGGCACAGAAATGAATTTTTCTGGCGATGCGGAGCAACCTGTGGGTATCGCAAAGCTGACATTCAATGTTAGATATGTTACATCTATGACGGATGTAGAGACAGCCAAGTAAAGGAGTTTTTCAATGGCTACACATTTCGGATCAGACGCCAGCGTTAAGCTAGTAACCACTGGCGGCGCTGTTGCAACGGTTGGTGAAGTACAATCGTGGTCAACTAGCAACTCAAACGCACCCGTAGAAAGCACAAGTATGGGCGATACTTCGCGTACTTATGTAAAAGGATTGTCAGAAGGTACAGCCAGCATAACTATGCACCTTGATCCTGATGATGCAGCACAAGATGACTTGCGAGAAGGCGATCAAGTAGACTGCGAGTTTTACATGGAAGGTACTGATTCCGGAGATCAAAAATTGTCAGGCACTTACTTTGTGACATCAGTAGAGCGTGGCGCAACATTTGACGGCATTGCAACATTGAGTGCAGAACTTCAACTCAATGGTGCATTTACTGTCGGTACTGTCTAATGAGCTTGGCTGACGATTTTTTTGCAAGTAGACCAGAAAAAGATTTAAGGTCTGTTGAAATAGAGCGTGATGAGGGAAAGATCATTACGTTCTATTTTGAGCCACTGACCTTTCGTGATCTAAGCAAACTGCAAAAAAAGCATCCTAATTTTCTCAATGAACAAACTGCGGATGCTATGGTTGATCTTGTAATAATGAAGGCACTTGATGCTCAAGGCAATAACGTATTTGATCATGGTCATAAATTTAAACTTATGGCTGAAGAGTTTAAAGTTATTCCTAAGATGTTTGGTGCGATCTTTGACAGTGCCTCAGAAGAGGAACAAGAAAAAAACTAAGGAGCGATCCATTTCGGTATAATCTGATTTCTCTAGCAGAGCATTTAGGGAAAACCATAGGCGAAATTGAAAAAATAAGCCTGTCAGAATATAATGAATGGGTCGCTTATTTTAGAATAAAACAGGAGCGCGAAAAAGATGGCAGTTGAAAAACTCACATTTGAGATGAATGCTGTTGGGAACGCTGTTCCTCAGATGAAAGCAGTGCAGGATCAACTTGGTAGGGTTAATAGCCAAGTGGCGAAATCAAGCGTTGCACTCAAACAATATGCAAACACCAACAGAGCTTTAACAAAAACATCTGGTAATCTCACTCGTAATCTGGGCATGGCTTCTTTGCAGTTTCAAGATATTGCTGTTCAAGCCTCTATGGGTACTGACGCTCTTCGAATTATGACGATGCAAGGTCCACAGCTTGCATCTGTATTTGGGCCTAAAGGGATGATTATTGGTGCGCTTGTTGCTGTTGGCGGTGCGCTTGCTATGGTTAGCAGCAAAACGAGAGAGACTACATTCGACTTTAAGAAACTCGCAAAAGACATTGCGCCTAGTTTTGAGTTTCTTACACCCATTTTTGATGCTGTAAGAACAGGCTTTAATTTTTTTAAAGAGAAATTACTTGATGGCGCTAATGCTATAATTTACGGCTTTCAAGCAATGGGGGCAATCATTGGCGCTTTGCCAGAAGCGTTTAGGGCATTTAAGGAAAAAGCATCAACATATTTTGATATTTTTGCAGATAAAACAGAAGCTAAAATTTTAAGCTTAAAGGCAAGTTTTCAAGACTTTATGGATATGCTCACATTTTCAGATGAAATGATCCCTGATGGGGATGGCGGCTTAATGAAATTGGCTGATTTTTATAGGTTTCAAGCTCAAAACTTGAATAATTGGGCAAAAATGAATGAACTCGCCTTGGAAAATATGACAGGGGCGACTGATGTCTTTGGTGAAGCTCTTAATAATATCACCACAATTGATATTCGAGATTATTTTAAGAAGGTACAAGCGGACGCAGAAGAAACAACAAATAAAATTGCTAAATCCACACGCACAGTTGCAGATATGATCGGTGATAATTTTGAGAATGCTTTTATGTCTATGGCTGAAGGTACAAAGTCGGCAAAGGATGCTTTCAGAGCTATGGCGCGTGACATTATTAGGGAACTTTATAGAGTATTTTTGGTGAAGAAGGCTACTGGCTTTATTTCTGATGTTATATCTGCAAAATTTCCAGATTTTGGGAATGTAGAGATGAAAGCAGCTGGTGGGCCAATCAAAGGTGGCAGACCTTATATTGTTGGTGAGCGTGGCCCAGAGCTTATAATTCCTAATCAGAATGGCACTGTAATACCTAACAATAAACTTGGTGGTGGGGCAGTAGTAGTCAATCAAACAATTAACGTCACAACAGGCATACAACAAACCGTAAGAGCAGAAGTTTTGGGATTATTGCCGCAAATACAAGAAGCATCTAAAGCGGCTGTATTGGACGCTAAGAGGCGCGGTGGATCGTTCGCGGGGGCATTCTAATGGCTATTACTTATCCCAGACTATTCCCAACTGTCACAGGAATAGCGAATATCACTCTTCGTGCAGTCAATCAAACTGCAATGACTATGTCTCCATTTACTTACAAGCAGCAAATTCATAATCATGCTGGTAAGCGTTGGGAGGCAGAGGTGCAATTGCCGCCTATGCGATATGAGAATGCAGAAGAATGGATTGCGTGGCTTCTAAGTTTAAACGGACGTGCTGGTACATTTACTATGGGTGATCCAAACCGTGCATCAGCGCGTGGTTCAGCATCTACAACAGCGGGAACGCCTGTTGTCAATGGATCAGACCAGACGGGCGCATCTTTGTCCATTGATGGCTTGCCAGCAAGTGCAACGGGTTATTTAAAGGCTGGCGATTATATCCAGCTAGGATCAGCTTCAACAGCGTCACTTTATAAAGTTCTAACAGATGTTGATACAAACGCATCAGGCGAGGCCACACTTGATCTTTGGCCTAATATTTTGACTGCACCATCAGATAACGCAACTGTTATTGTTGATAGTGCGGTGGGGCGTTGGCGGCTAAACTCAGGGGAGCAAGATTGGTCAATTGATAATGCGGCAATTTATGGCATTACATTTGCAGCAGTTCAGGTAGTTCCATGACCCGTGATTTGGTTCAAATTCAAAACATCATCACGCTTGATGAAGTATTCCCATTTTTCGCGGTTGATCTTGAGTTTGGCACTGAGACGCTGAATTATGGCGGTGAAATTATACAATCTGGCAATCTATATTTCTGGACGGGTCTTGGCGAAATCTCACACGGTGGCAATACTTACACGGGTGCGGGTCAATTTCTGACAGTTTCAAATATAACGGAGACGGCTGATTTACGCGCTGCTGGTGCGACAATAACTTTATCGGGATTGCCACAAGAAGTTGTCGCTTTGGCGCTCCAGCAGCCCTATCAGGGCCGCATATGCCGCATTAAGTTTGGTATGGTCAACGCAAACCGAAATAGAACGATTACTGAAGATGGAATTGCAATCACGCTAGAAGATACTGGAGATGTGGATAGTTCAGAAGGTGATCCAGTTGTTATGATTGATCTGTTTGTCGGTTATATGGATCAGATGAACATCAGCGAAAATCCAGAGGAGGCATCTATTTCACTGTCTGTTGAGAATAAGCTGGTTGATTTGCAGCGAGCAAAAGTAACGCGGTATACATCTGAATATCAGAAGAAGAAATATCGTGATGCTTTTCCAAGCGCATCAGATGAGGATCGTGCATTTGATTTTATTAATGAACTGCAAAATAAGCCTTTGAATTGGGGCAGAACCTAATGTTTACTGATTGGGATATTCGACTTGCAAAATGGATAGATGCAATTCGTAATAAGCCTTTTCAATGGGGGCCGCATGATTGCATTACTTTTGCCAATAATGCCGCAATAGAAATGCGCGGCTATGGCTTTGCAGATGAGTTTCTTGATGGTTATTCAACACAGCGCGGAGCAATGATTAAATATCAACGCTTCTTGCGCAAAAGTAATTATGCTGATTTGATTGACGGATTAGATGATCGTCTAACCAGATTAAATACTAATCATGCACCGCGTGGATCAATCTCTGCGCAAGTGGCAAAAAATGAAAATAATGTTTTACCCTTTTGCTTTGGAATATCAATAGGTAAGCATATTGCGTTTGTTGGGGATAATGGACTTGTGTTAGAATATCCATCAGAAAATATGCTATATTGGAGCTTGAGCGATGGGTAAAAAAGAGGACAGGCAAAGATTTTTTTCTACCGTTGCAAGTGCGGCTCTTACGATTTTCCTTGGTGGTTTGGGTTCTGGAATTAGCGCAGCCCTTGCTGGGGTTACATTTACAAGAGTTGCCTTAGCTACGGCTGCAAGTTATGCTATCAACGCACTAAATCCGCAGCAAAAACAAGTTGGAAACGCATCTGGTGGTTATGGTGTAGGCGTTAATGCTGTTTTACCAAATGCACCGCGTCAAGTAATTTATGGTCGTCCTAGAGTTGGAGGGGCAGTATTTTATCAAAACGTGCTATCTGATAATGTAATTCTTTATCAATGTATTGCCTTCGCTGACCATGAAATTACAAGTTATGATGAAATCTATCTTAATGAAGAAAAGATTGACCCAAATACTATAGATACTGGTATTATTCCAAACTATAATACCGTATTTTTATTATACTCACCTGATGGAACACCCAGAAATATTTTTGGCACAACGTCATATCAAGAGCGTCTTGGTGCGATAAATCAGAGTTTTGCAAGGATGCCAAGCAATGCGCAGTGGACAGAGGAGCATAAAGCTGCTGGCGTTGCTTACTTAACTGTGCGTCATTATTATGATGCCAATAGGAAAGATTTCCCTAATGGCGTTCCTGCCATTTCAGCTTTAATCAGCGGTAAGAAGGTCTATGATCCACGCACAGGTGAAACGGCCTTTACTGATACTAGCGGGGTTGAAATCGGGCGCAATCCAGCACTTATTTTACGCGACTATTTAATTTATTCGGGCATTGCGAATGCGGCAGAGATTGATGAGGACGCATTTAGCACGGCTGCAAATATCTGCGATGAGAATGTAACATTATCTGGGGGCAGCACTGAGAAACGGTATCGCTGTGATGGAGCATATTTAACTCAAGAAAATCCTCAAGACATCATTAAATCAATCATTGCCACGATGGGCGGCATGATTTGGTACAGCAATGGAAAATGGTCATGCAAGGCAGCAGCCTATACATCATCTGTGCTAACTTTAGATGAAGATGATTTGCGATCTGGCTTAGAAATAAGCACCCGCAATAGTCGCCGCGATGGTTTTAATAAAGTCATTGGCTTATTTCGCGGTGAGGAAACAAGTTGGCAACCGACTAACTATCCAGAGATTAAATCAGATGAATTTGTTAGAATAGATGGCGGCGAAGAAAGCGTACTTGAATTGGATTTGCCATTTGTCAGCAGTTCATCGCAAGCACAGCGCATAGCAAAGATTGCGCTGTATCGAAATAGAGAACAGCTAAAAGTAAGCGGATCATTTGGCCTGAGAGCTTTGCAGCTTTCAGTTGGTGATATTATCAAAATCAATAACACCAGATTGGGCTTTGTGAATAAAGAATTTGAGGTCATTGAATGGACCTTTGGTTTGAATGGTGACATGGCGCTTGAAGTTGTGATGACGCTGCAAGAAATAAGCTCTGCGATTTTTGATTGGGATGCAGAGGAAAGTACGTTTGAAAGCAATAATACTCAGCTTGTTAGTCCGTTTGATGTGCCTACAGTTGGCTTAAAGATGAGCAAGGCAACTCGTATTATTAACCAAAAAACGGTTACTGCACTGGTCATTGATGTAACTTCAGATAGGCCAGAAGCAATTGAATATGTTGAATTATATGGTCGATCAGAAAGTATTGGATATACAGTCCATGATGATCTCATTTTTACTGATTTAACTATTTCACCCAATATGTGGGCAATGTGGGATGGCACATTAAATACTTGGAATACAACTGATATGGGGGAAGATATAACTATACTAGCCCTTGGAATTGAAAAAGACTTTAGCACCAATAATGAACAAATATATAAGCAAGTACAGGTTGGACAATATGTACGAATAACTTTTTCAGTTTCTGGGAAGCGTGCGTATTATATTATCTTCAGAATAACATCTACAACCTTGGACTTAGGATTGCTTGGGAATTATCCAAATTATCAATTCGGTGTTTCATATGTTGAAAGTTTTGGAGACTTAACTGGTTTGGGTTATGGTGAACCAGCGCCAGTTCTATTTGAGTTCTATACTTACCCACCAAGCAATTCATCTGATTATGAGTTGATTGGGTCTGCTGCGCTTGGTCGTTTTGAGTTAATTGATATAAATGCCCCAGTTATTGATGAGGCTTATATTGTTGGTTATGACATAAAAGCAAGGGCTGTAAATGCGCTAGGCGTTAAAGGCCAATTTACTGAGCGAACATTTAAGGTCAATGGTGATACAACAGGACCATCTGCTCCAAAATATTTGACATATAATGCTGCTAATGGAGTGTTGTATTTTAATTGGAGTGTTGCAGGTTACGAAAGTGATGGGAATACAGTTGATTATTATGAGGCTGAAGCTGATTTAAGCCATTATTCTTTATATTATTCAACAGATACAACCGCTACATTTGGCGATGGCACTGCAACCCGTATCATTCAAAGAATACCGCGTCCAGCATCAAGTGTTACATATCCATTGGCTTCTGGCACATTCTTTTTACGTCCATATGATAAAAGCGGAAATGCTGGGCCAACGACATCAATTGTTGTTCCAACAAGTGAAATACCAAGCTATACATATTCGGAAACTGACACTGAAAGCCCATCATTTAGTGGAACACGCAGTGATCTGGGCCTTTCTGGGGGCGAAATATATATTTCATTTACAAATCCATCTGGCTATTATCTTTTTGACCATGATGGATCGGGTTATATGGAAACAAGCACCAATCAGGTCGAAACAGTACGAGTTTCTTATGAGGTTGAATTGCGCAGGGCCATAAGTGCTTTATGGGACCGTGTTCCAAACCAAATTGATACTTGGCCTTCAAATATTGATGATGTGACTGATAGTGATCAAGATTTTGGTGACATAGGTGTTGAAATTCTAGTATCAACAACACCAGATGATCCTTCTGGGACACCAACATGGTCTGATTATCGCCCAGCTATCGGCACAATGCAGGGGCGGGGATTTAAATTCAAAGCTGTTTTGTCACGGACGCATCAATATGTTATTGTATATGTGACAACGCTCAAAGCAAAATTGGAGTATTAAGATGGCAACGCATGACTATGATATAGCCAATCAAGATGCTGCGAGTTTTCGGGCTGATCTTAATTTCGCTCTTGTGGCGATTGCAACCCAAAATCGCACGGATGATGGATCGGAGCCAGCTACTACATACGAAAGTCAGAATTGGTATGATCAAAATACAAACATAATGAAAATGAGCAATGATGCAAATAGTGCATTTTTGAATTTGTTTTATTTAGATCAAACCACAGGATTATGTGTTTTAGATGACACCAAGGTTGTTAATACATCTGGTACGCAGACAGGAACAATTGGGGATCAAGCATCATCAAACTGGACGGGTGGCACGGTCACAACTGAAACGTTAGTATCTCCCGCTAAGGTCAAGGCTGCTGTTGATGCTTATGCACCGATTGCTGGATCAAGTAGATCATTCACTAGCGCAGAGCAGACATTAACAGCAGGAAATTTATCCACATTGGCTCATAGCTTGGGCGCTGTTCCTAAATTAATTGATGCGAGAATAATTTGTAAAACTGCCCATGACATTTTTTCTGTGGGTGATGAGTTGCAAAATTTCGTATATATTAATGGCAGCGATGAGGGTGGAGTTGTTGTTTGGGCTGATTCTACAAATATTTATTGTAGGCAAAACAGCGATAATTCGATTGCGTATTATAATGCTGCTGGATCATTGGCGAGAACAACATCGGCGCAGACTGCTAACTTTAAGCTGATCGTGAGAGCGTGGGTCTAAGGAGAATATATCATGGCTGATAAGAAGATATCTGAATTAGACGCGCTAACGGGGGCCACAGTTGCCACGGATGACCAGCTTGTGATCGTTGATACCTCTGCGGGATTGACGAAAAGCATTACGATAGATGAGTTTAAGAATGCGCTAGATACTGCCACAGGCTTTGTCAGGATTACTGGCGATACTATGACGGGTGATCTGGATATTCAAGGGACTTTGACCAGCGATGGGCTGACTGTGGATGGGATAATAAATCTGCAAGGCACAGGCCCATCTCTATACTTTATGGAAAGTGACACAACAGATGTAAATACATTTATAGCTAATGGGTCTGGCGGCTTTACCACCTATACAGTAAATGATGCACAAAATGTCTTTAAGACCCGCATCAATCTAGACCACGCCACAGGCGACATCAGCTTCTACGAGGACACAGGCACCACGGCAAAGTTCTTCTGGGATGCGAGTGCTGAGAGTTTGGGCATTGGGACAGATTCGCCTAGTGATATTCTACATATTGAAAGTTCTACGGTTAGCACTGGTTTGCGATTACACAATACTAATACTGGCGGAGGTCAGTTTAGACTTTTAGCGACCTCTGATACAGCGTCTATTGGTGGTGGAAACTTAGCGATTTACGATCAAGATAATGCTGCATATCGTTTTGTTATCGACAGTAGCGGAAATGTTGGCATTGGGACGAGTTCGCCTAGTGCGCCTTTGACTGTTGAAACATCAAGTACAACAAACCTTGACATAAAAACAACTGCTGTAAACGGAACTGCTCAAGCACGTTTTTCTAATGATGCTAGAACATACAGTTTAGGTATTGATAACGCTGATAGCTTCTTTGTGTATGATGCAACTGGTACATCTACACGCATGACCATCGACAGCTTAGGTAACTTGCTGGTGGGGACTACTGATAGCTCACCATTTAACAATAACGCAGGGACTTCGGCTGACTTTGGATTTGCTGTGAATGCTGGTAGCGGTTACACATCACTAGCGTCATATAACACTACACCGCTTTATATTAACCGCACTTCCAGTGATGGCGACATTGTAAACTTCCGCAAAGACGGCACCACTGTGGGGAGTATTGGGAGCATTGGTGGCGATATTTACGTTGGAACTGACAGCACAACAATGCGCTTTACTGGCTCTGATATTCGCCCAACTAACAGCACAGGCGCAAACAACGATAATGCTATTGATTTAGGTGACAGCGCAGCCCGCTTCAAAGACCTCTACCTCTCTGGCGATATTGCTCATAAGGATGCGGCAGATAATGCACGATTGCTTTATGACAAAAGCGCAAACCTTTTAGGAAACGCTGGAACTTATTTATATGGTTACGGTGTCTACCTTGGCGGCACTGGGTCGGCTAATCTGCTGGATGACTATGAATATGGCGATTATCAAGTGTCATTAACGACTTCTGGCGGCGGCTCTATTACTGTTTCGGGTTCTCACGATGACTTAAAATATACAAAAATCGGCTCCCGTGTATTTGTTAGTGGCAAGATTGACATTAGTGCAGCTTCAAGCCCGACTGGGTATATTAAAGTTACGCTACCATTTGTTATTCACAATAGTGGGACTGTAAACGACAGTAGAAGATTTACTGGAAGTATTTGGGTTATCAACTCTGCCCTAAATACTTACGAGTTTCAGCTTTATGGAGTTGAGGGTGAAAGTGTAGTCCGAATTTACAATGGTAGTGGGACAAGTTTAGCCTCTACATCTGCCGATCAATTTAGTGGAGATGAGGGTATATGCTTTGATTTTCACTATGAAACCACACCCTAACACCCCTGTTGGATCACAGGGTAGTCAGTCCAAGCCATAAAGGAGATAAACGATGGCACTTACAGAACGCACAGAACAGGATAAGATCGAGGTCGTTGGGCCATACCGTCATGTCCAAGTCAGAACAGCAACCGTGATTGAACGTGACGGTGTAGAGATCAGCCGATCCTTCTCACGTCATGTAGTCGCACCAGATGCCGACATCACAGGTGAAAGCACAGAGGTGCAGAACATTTGCAACGTGGTTCACACAGACGAAGTTAAAGCAGCCTATGCTGCACAT